TACCTACTGATGTAAGTAGTTTAAGTGATTCAGAATTAATGAAACTAACAGGACAGTTAGATAATACTAGCCAAGAGGGTTCAGTTCTATCTAGACTATCCATTAATTATCAAACAGAAGATGAAAATGATAATCCTCTACCAAGAGGACAATTCACTTTAAAAGTTGATGGTGATAGTGTATACGCTAAAACTGCAACATTTAGACCTTTTATGAGAATGTTTGCTTATAGTTACTGGGATAACAATGAAGAGGTGTTTACATCAAGTGTGCAAAGACCATCTTTAGGAGACCAGTTTCCAGATTCTCATGGGGGCTATAAGTGTGGGAAATTATCTAGAGAACAACTTGAGGCATTAGCTGAAAGTGACCCTCAAAGAGTAATCCAGAGTTCTATAAAATGTAATCAAGTTATGTACGGGGTTGCTGATATGGAAGGTAAAAAATCTGATGGAAAAGATGTTAGTTTAAAACAAATTCCTTGTGTTCTTTATGCTAAAGGCGTTAACTACATACCAATGAGTACAACATTAAAATCTTTAGCTACTCAAAAGAAACCAATGATACGAAACAATCTTTTATTATCTACTAAAAAGCAAAAATCTGGTGGTAACACTTTCTTTGCTATGGATATTAAGATTGGAGAATCAGTAGCAATGTCTGAACAAGACACTGCTTTATTAAAAGAATTTGCGGCTGTAACAAAGTCCGTAAATGAAGGCGTTATGGAGAAACATAGAACTGCTGTTAAACAACAAACTAAAGATGGCGACCACTCCCTAGCTATTGAGTTAGACGAATAACAGTATGTTATCTACTCTAATAGAGAATTTTCTCTATGACGCAATCGGGGGGAAGTCTAAACCACTTTCCCCCGCTATCATTAAAGAGTTTCAAGAATCTTGCGGTAGAGCATTAGAAAAACAATTTAACGAACAAATGGATTGGCGTATTCGTATGTCTGGTCTAGGAAAACCTTTATGTCAACAGCAGTTAGATAAAAAAGGTATTAAAAAAGAATTTCAATACAACACAATAATAAAGTTTTTGATGGGTGATTTGCTAGAAGCGGTTGCTATAGCAGTTATGAAAGGTGCAGGTGTAAACATAGAAAAATTACAAGAGCCAGTATCATTAAAGATAGGTGATATAGAATTAAAGGGTACATACGATGTTAAAATAGATGGAAGAGTTTGGGATATAAAATCGGCAAGTCCTGCAAGTTTTCTTAGTAAATTTGGTGAGTACGGTAGCTACAATAAGATAAAAGAAAATGATTCTTTTGGTTATATTATGCAAGGTCATATGTACAGTGAAGCAGATAACTCTCCTTTTGGTGGTTGGATAGCTGTAAATAAAGTTACTGGTGAATTTGCTGTATGTGAAGCACCAGAAGACCAAGAAGAGGATAGAAAAGATATGTTAGAACAAGCTAACGAAACAATTAAAACGCTTAATTCTAAAGCTAAATTTGAGAAGTTATTTACAGAAATAGAAGAAACTTATGTACCTAAATCTGGTAAACAAAAAGGAATAAGAATACCTACAGGAAATACAACATTAGAAAGTACTTGTGGTTATTGTGAATTTAGAAGTCATTGTTGGCCTAAAGCCGTACTACATGAGAAAGTTACATCTAAAGCTAAGTCTAAACCTTTTGTTTGGTATAACAAATTAAAAAATACAGAGGTAAAAAATATATGAACGTACTATGGTTATCAAGTCCTTTTCGTAAAGATGATATACTAACGAACAAAGATGCAGTTTGGGTATACACAGAAAATGAATTAAGAGAAGGCGGAGGAGAAATGCAAGAATTTATGAGGAGTACAGAAAACTGCCATCCTCTTATAACAAGAGAAACAATAGGTAAAGAAGGGTACTACAGAGAAGATAATGTACCTAGAAAAACTAGAGTAATAAACAATTATTTTAATGCATTACATATAAGAATTAAACAAGGTAAGTTAGCTATTCTACCTACTATAGAAATTAACGAAGCAATAATAGAATTAGAAAAGCACGCACCTCTGTTAGCTACTATATTTGTAAATAACATTGATTTAACAAATAGATTTAAAATGAAAACGCTTTTATGAGTTTAAGAAAAGGCTTTAGGTCTGAATTTGAACGGGGATTTGCTCATTGGTTGATAAAAAACAATATTAAATACGAATATGAGAAATCATATGTTGAATACCAACCCAAGATTAAACGATATACCCCCGATTTTTACCTTTTCAAACAAGACATATACATAGAAACAAAAGGATTTTTTGATTCAGCAGATAGAAAAAAACATTTACTTGTTAGAGAACAAAATCCAGATATTGATATTAGATTTTTATTTGTAAATGCCAATAATAAGCTTAACAAATCTAGTAAAACAACTTATGGTATATGGTGTGATAAACATAAAATACTGTGGGCAGAGAAAAGGATACCTCAAGAATGGTTATAAATAATATGGAACTGGAGACAGAAAAAATGTCTTTACTACCTAATAAGTTTTATCTTGTAATGACACCATCAGCAGATGGACAAGCATTTGATGTAACTGCGTATGATACTACTGACCCTAAAAAACCTATACCATCAGCTTTTTTTGTTTTAAAAGGTCTTATGGATATTATTGATACAGATTTAGATGGTGTAGTACAAAAAGGTCAAATGTCTGTGATGGATAAAATGGTTGAATTAGAAAATAAAGGCGAGGATGTTACTTCTGATATGATATCAGATAACATAGAACACGTTAAGTTAGGAAAATTACATTGAGTACAGTAACAGAAAATAAATCTAATAGTATTAAAAAGCTAAGAGAAAGTGATTTCTCTGTAACTAAATTCAGTAAAGATTTGTCATATGGTAAAAAGCATGAAAAACTTGTAATGAAATCTATGGAAAATTTTGAGTTAAAAACAGATAGAAAGGCACATAAAACAGGTAATGTGTATGTAGAATTTCAATCTAGAGGTAAAGATAGTGGTATTCGTACTAGTAAATCTGATACATGGATATTTAAAATAGTTAGTAAAGGAGATAGACACTTGTTTTCTATACATATTCCTCTATCAAGATTAAAAAAATTAGTTAGTAAAGATTATAGAGTTTTACCGGGTGGTGATAATTTAACATCAAAAGGATATTTAGTTCCTATGGGTGATTTAATAAAAGTATGACAGTTGAATTTTGGCAGTGGTGGATTTTAATTATGGTAACAATAAACACTTGCATAAATACAGTAGTATTTTTTGTAGGTAGAAAGTTTAAGAAGAATAAAAAATGAGTAACACAAAAGAATTTTTAGGAGAAGCAATAACTTTAATTGGTGGACAACGCCAAAAAGATTATGGAGATAAGACAGATAACCATCAAAATATAGCCAATCTTTGGTCAGCATATATTGGACATACTATAACTGCTGAAAATGTAGCTATTATGATGTGCTTATTAAAAATTGCTAGAACTAAATTAGGTGCTACAAGTAAAGATACATACATTGATATGGCGGCATATGGTGCTATAGCAGGTGAAATACATTTTAAGGAAAAGAAATGAAAATAGTTAGGATAAGAAAATTAGATGATATCGCTGATAATGATTGGGAAATAACTCTAGAAAATGAAGGTAAGATATACCATAACCACAAGCATTTTTTTGAGATAGTAGAAAGAGGTATTGCTAGTGAACCCCCTAAACCTATAGAAAAACCTAAAGACACACAAACTAATGAAGCAATATTTTTTCCTACTGAGGAAGAGCAATTTGAAGAAATAAAAAAGAAAGAAAAGGAGGAAGTAAATGCTTTTAGAAAAGATATAAAAGATTTAAGTTACTACCAATGGACTAAAAAATATGTAACGGGAGATACCAAGAAATGATATATGGAAAACTCTACAACAATAGCTAGTTTTGAATTAAAACTAACTACCCAAGGATTGATAATTGCAGAAAAAAAAATAGCCCCTGCAAACGAATTTACAGAGGCTATGGATAAGTGGAACCCGTCTTACGAAAATACTCCCGCTATAACATCTATGCTAAAGTACTCCAATGAAATTTTTAATCTTATGTTAAAAGATATACAAAAAATGACTTACTAGTTTACACCTAAAATTTCATAAAAAAATTAGTTGGATAATGGGTTGTTTCCTTTTAGTTTTATTTCTTCTATGAGTATATTTTGTAACTCATTTTCTTTTAGTGCAATAGCAACATTCTTTTCTACTTCAGATATCATATCTTTTATTTCTTTAATATCTTTTTTAAGACCACTTATGTTAGGTATGTTTATACCTGCTATAGATTGTTTTACACTAGATATTTGTTCGTAAACTTCAGTTAAATCTGTTCCTTCTGGTATATCAAGCATTGCTATTTCTTCTCTTACTTTAGCAATTTGTGAGAATACAGAAGTTAAATCTACAGGTTGTATCTTCT